GCCGCCGATGCCGCCGATGCCGCCTATGCCGCCTATGCCGTCAATTCCGCCTATGCCGCCGATGCCGCCGATGCTGCCAGAGAAAAAATGAGAATAAAGATATTACGATATGGTATTGGTATTCTACCCGAGGGGGATTGATGACTAATATAAAATACCTATTGATTATGTTTTTCGTAGCAAAAGGATTTTTCCCATATCTCCAAACAACCTGTTACAGATATGACGAAAGGGTTCTTATGGCTGATAACAAAAGTCAGGTTGAAGTTCGTGTTGGATTGTGGGAAGGGGTTGATGTTCTTATTACAGAAGTGAAGAATGACCTTTGGTTGCACGATAAAGATATTATTGATGTTCGTAAGGAGCCAACCAATGACTAAGAAAGCCGAAGATATTATGTTACAGGGAGAAAAAATGCGCCAAATCCTCAAACAGATCAAGATGGTAAGCACAGCATATCAGGGAGTTGTTACACGGATCATACAGGCAATGACGCAGAGTGATGAGCGCCGGGCAAAGTTCTTCAGGAAAATTGAAGTTGAATTGAACAATTTTAATACAAAGCGCAAGAAATCAATCGGCAGATCCGCATCCGACCCATGCCAAATATTATCCAGCATTCCTTGCGAACAATGCACAGGGTACTATAAACTAAAAGATTTTAAGAGTCGCGCAAACAAAAGATACAAGAAATATCGTATGGCGAATAAATCTGATCCCGGCGCAATACACTGTCAATGTAAAGAATATGTAAAAGAGAAAGTTAGAAAACGTCCAAAAAGTTTTATCGTGAATCATATCTATAAATTGCATCAAAACATTAATGAAGGATCGGGGCTGTTTGACGGAGTACAGGATACGTGATAAAATGTAGTTAATGGGTAACTTAAAAGACTTCGTATCGATTGCGAGGAGACGCCTTTATTATTTAGGGCGTCTTTTTTTTATGGCATTCTAAAATGAAAAAGAAAAAATCCTACAAATTCAACGACATTAAAAGAGCGCAATGGCTAAAAGCGTACGAAAATACGGGGTCATTCACTAATGCCTGTCAAGCAGTTGGGATTGATCGATCGACTGTATACCTCGTATTGAAAGCAGACAAGGATTTCACAAAGCAGAAAGAGGGCATTGATAATCTGATTGATGATGCAGTAGAAAGCAGACTGCATGCACTCACAAAGACAAGCCCGGTTGCGTGTTTCTTCTGGTTATGTAATAGGCGCGGGGAACGATGGAAGAACATACAGAAGCTTGAGCATACGGGGTCGGTAAGTATATCGTTCGATAAACGATATGAAAAACTTTAAAGAAACATCGAAACAAATTGAGGCACTGGAACTCATTGCAGGGAATACGACGACACTACTTGAAGGCGGGTCACGATCAGGCAAGACGTTTATTTATATGCGGGCAATGGCAGCACGCGCATTACATTATCCGGGTACATGGCACGCAGCTTTAAGATTAAGATTCAATCACGCTAAAACGTCATTATGGCTTAAAACGTTACCAGATGTAATCAAATCTCTCGGACTCACAGGTAGGGTCAAGATGCAAGAGACAGATCATTACGCAGAGTTTCCGGGCGGCTCGAGGCTTTTTATTGCCGGCCTTGACGACAAAGAACGGGTTGAAAAAATCCTCGGTAATGAATTTGCTACATTATGGCTTAATGAAGGTTCTCAGATTGATTTTGATTCATACGAAACATTATCAACCCGATTGAATCCACCGCGTGGTGTCCCGGCGCGGTTTTTTGTTGACTATAACCCACCGTCTAAAAAGCATTGGGGATATAAAATATTTCACGATCGAGTATTCCCTGATGGTCGGCCGGTGCCGGATAACGATTACAAATTCCTTAAAATGAATCCGCAGGATAATGCAGAAAACAATGCAGAAGATTATATGTCACGTCTCGAGAATCTTTCTGGCCGGAAGCGTAAACGGTTCCTGCATGGTGAGTATGGCGATGAAGAAGGGTCACTATGGAAACGTAAATGGTTTAAGTATGGCAAAGCCCCGGCAGATATGACACGTATTGCGATAGGCGTTGATCCGGCAGGCAGCAAGACTGGGGACGAGATCGGGATCATTGCTGCAGGCATGAAAGATGGACTGTATTATGTCCTTGATGATTATTCAATGCACGGCACACCAAAAGAATGGCGTGACGAGGTCGTTGCATTGTATGATAAATATAAAGCCGACGTCGTTGCTGCTGAAAAGAATTACGGCGGCGACATGGTTGAGTCAACAATAACATCATTCGGTCAAGTAAACATAAACGTCAAAATGGTACACGCATCGAGAGGGAAGCAAGTACGCGCAGAGCCTATTTCTGCAATGTACGAGAGGGGGCAAGTCATTCATTCAAAAACTTTCACACAGCTTGAGGATGAATTATGCACGACAAAGTTTGAAGATTTAGAGGATAGCCCAAATCGATTGGATGCCCTTGTGTGGGCGTTGTCGGAACTCGCGATCGAGGGTGATATTATAATGAGGTACGTATAATGGCAATATTTGAAAAGATGTTTGCGCGGTTAGGGTATTTTAAAGAGGCACGCATTGCATCGCTATTCCGGGGTGACAGTCAATTTATAAGTGAGTACGGCGCAGACCAGCCGCAGGACTTCGAGCGGAATCTTACAGCATATCAAAATGAGGTATGGGTGTACGCTTGTGTTTATCTTATTGCGACAACGATTGCCGGGTTACCGTGGAGACTTTACAAAAAGAAAGTTGTTGCTGGGAAGGTGACGAAAGAAGAAATACACAACGACGAGGTTTATAAACTATTCGAGAGGCCGAACAACAACGACGAGAACTCCACATGGTTCAGCCTGATTGAATGGACAGTTGCAAATCTTGAGCTTGTGGGTAATGCGTTTTGGCTACTCGATGAAACGTATGGCAATCCGAGAAAACCAAAATCATTACAGGTATTACCTACCGCATCGATGCGTGTTATCCCCGGCACCCAAAAGGGCGAACTTGTCAAAGGGTATTCGTATTCATTGATGAACGGTACACGCGATGATTTTAAAAAAGATGAGGTCACGCATTTCAAATATATGTCAGCAAATAATCCTTTGTACGGTCAGGGCAGTTTATGTCCGGCAGCATGGTCAATCGATTCGATTAAAGAGGCACAGAAATCTAATCTGAATATATTCCGTAATGGATTAAAGATCGATTCATTCTTTGAGACGGATCAGCCGGTCAATGACGCATCGTTTAAAAGATTGCAGGAACAGATTGCACAGAGATACAAAGGGCCAAAGAATCATCATAAATCCGGCATACTTGAAAAGGGATTGAAGTATAAAGTCGTTACTGGCAACATGGCAGAGATGGAATTTATTAATGGTATAAAATTAAGTCAGACAGATATATGTGCTGTCTTTCAGGTGCCGCCGCCACTCGTCGGCATACTTGACCGGGCAACATACAGTAACATGGAGCAGGCAATAAAGATGTTCATGGTATTTGGTATACTCCCGAAATTATCCCGCGTCGAGCAAGTCATAACAACGATTGTAAAACGATTTGATAAGAATCTTTATTTTGAATTTAACGTATCGAATATTGACGCATTGAAGGATGATGAAAAACTGCGATCAGAGATTGTAAAGAACTATTTCAGTGTTGGCATACCTCTCAATACAATTATAGATACTCTCAATCTTCCATTCGGTAAAGTTAAGGGCGGCGATGTAGGATTTTTGCCGTTTAATCTTATGCCGATAACGCAGGCAGCGGAGGGTAAGCCGGAACCTTCCGCGTCTGCCCCCCCTGTCGATGAGAATGACGAGGATGACACCGATGACGAGGATGACGGCAAAGCATTATCAAAGTCATTTTATACACCTGAAAAAAAGGAGTTTCTTTCAAAGCAATTCGATCGGCAACTTACGCTGATAGAAAAACGGTATGAGAAAACGATTGGTGTATATTTTACTGGTCTTGAGATGGATATACTGGCGAAGTTACGCAGGGTAAAGGGCTGGAAATCTAAAGAAGATGCGACTGGTGAGGAGTACTGGTGTCAGAAAGCACCGCGTGTCGAATCAATCATATTCAATGAGGAAGAAGAAGCCTTGAAATGGTCAGAGCAATCAGGTAAATTCCATAAGGTTGCGTTCACTGAGAACGCTAAACGTGAATTTGCTAATCTTGGGTTATCGGGTGCGTTCGATGTATTTAATCCGGCGGCTGTAAAATTCCTTGATACCTATTCTTTGACTATGGCAAAATCTGTTGTCGGTACGAATTTCAATGACGTTAAATCCGTATTACAGGCAGGCTTTGAAGATGGGCTTGGCATTGATGATATTGCCCGGAATATACAGAACGTCTATGAGCCATTCACCGATGCAGGCTACAAAGCGAGACGTATTGCACAGACAGAAGTGCTTGGAGCATCGAACGAAGGTGCTGTTCAATCATATGAGCAGGCAGCATTGCAGGGCGTTAATGTAAAAAAAGGCTGGCTGCCATCATACAATAATACCAGAGATACACACATACAGGCAGGCGCAACGTATAGCGAGGCCGGCGCAATCCCTGTCCGTGAAGATTTTCAAGTAGGCGGGGGATCAGGTAATGCACCCGGATTAATAAACGTGGCAGGCGAGTCGATCAACTGTTTTCCCGGGTTTGTCCTTGCTGAATCTATTTCGCCCGTCAGTTTTATGTTTCGGAGGTACTATGAAGGTGATGTCATTACCATAAAAACTGCCGATGGTATCGAGTTGACCGGAACCCCGAATCACCCTGTATTGACCGAGTATGGATGGATCGCGCTTGGCGAGCTTGTAAACGGAATCAATGTAATCAGCAGCAGTTTCGGTAAGCAAATGACCGCGAGTAATCCAAACAAAGATAACTATCCAGCCGCTATTGCAAAGCTTTTTAAGTTTTCTGAGATAGCCGGGACGCTTGACAGGGTAACAGGAACCGAAAGAGACTTCCACGGCGACGGGATGGATTCCGATGTCAATATTGTATCTGTCGACGGCAAGTTGGGGAATAGTTGCAATACCCCTATCCTTCAACCATCCGTTAAGGATATTTTCTCCATGCCCGATACGAAAAGTTTTGTTTTGCCAAATGCTGGCACGCAATCGCAGTTCTCGAATAGTTCGCTTCTTTCCCCTAACGGCGTTATGGGCGGCGGCAGACAGTCTGTCTCTGCCGATTTGTCCGATACGGTGCATCCGGTTGCGCATAGCATTGCTTCTATCTCGTCTACAAATTCCGTTCTCAACGAGAACCCTTCTAACAACGGTTCTGCTCGTCTTGAAAGAATAAGAAAGCGACTGTTCGGATTCTCCAGACAGATAACGCTTGATAAGATCATCAACATTGTTAAGGGTAATTTTTGCGGGCATGTTTACAACCTCCAATCCAAAAGGGGATGGTATTTAGCTGGTAATAGTATACAAAATATTAAAAGCAGTAGCAATAGCATTATAGTACACAACTGTCATTGCACTACGTTCCCGGTGGTTGAGAAATGACTTGCAACGAGTGCATTAATAGATTCAGTTGTACGGAAGCATACGAGGACGTATGCACACTATTTCAGAAAGAGGAGAGGTACCATGCAAGAAAAGAAAATAAGCCGGGACAAATTGTTAGAGCTAATCAAAAACATCGATACAGAAACGTTCGCCATATGGTCAGATAAGAAATGGGATTATGCTGATCCGACAAAGGCGATTGGTATACAGGATCAGAAGAACAACAATACGCTTGATGTGGCGATATGTATAGAGCGTAGACCGGGCATTGTAATATATATTCCGAATAAGGTTTTAGAGGATGTGAAGGATGCAGGGTAAATACATACGGGTAAAATTAAAAGAGTACGGCGATTTAGAAGTTGATACGATTAGCATTTCGCGCGATCAGGGAATACAGGCTACGGTCAAAGACAAGGTGCTATATTCTTTATTGTTCGATACTAGTAAGTGGGACAATGACGGTGCTGGCAGTTGGGTAAAAACTAATCTTGAGCGTGTCGAATGGTGTGTTAAAAATAAAGGTGTTGACGATATAGGGTGGTTATTTAAAGATGACTATCATATCGATCTTGAGACGGGGAGGGAATACAAGATGAATCCAGTAAAAAAGAGTTTTACATTTGATGTGAAGAATTTCAACAAAGCGAATCGGTCGTTTACTGCCACCGCATCGAGTGAAAAAAAGGACAGGGACGGCGATATACTCCGCATGAGTGGTGCGCGGTTACAAGAGTTTAAGAAAAATCCTGTAATACTATTTGCACATGAGGACAGGAATCTCGCTATCGGCCGGG